TAACAAAGAAAGATGGTGCATTTTCAAAATTCAAAGATTTATTTGGTAAAAATGGTAAACTTGCAACAAACATAGCAAAAATAGGTGCAAAGATTACAGCGGCTGCGACCGCACTTGGTACTACTTTAGGTCTTGCAGATGATCCAGCCACAAAGAGTAAAAAGGCGGCAGGTATTGAAAAGAAAGGCCCTGATTTGAAGAAATCCTCGGCCCCCAAAGGCCCTGGGTTCATTTCAAAGGCATTTCAGAATGCTAGATTGGCAAAAGGTGCAGGTCTTGTTGGAGTTGTACTTACAGCAGGTTTTGCAGTTTTTGATACAGTCACCGCAGGTTTTGAAGAAGCATCTAGACAACTTGATAAAGAAAACCCTGATAGAGCAGGTTCTAGGTTTGGACGTGCTATAGAAGTTTTCAAAGCATCACTTGCAGGTCTTGTAAATAGTCTTACTTTAGGATTATTTGATATTACTAAAGAGGATTTTACTATTGATATGACTAAAGTGCCTGAGGAGTTTGGTGGAACTGGTGGTAGTATCTTTAGTTTCAACACTGATGCAGGTAATAAAAGTTCATTTCAAACTAATACTGAAAAAATGATTACTGATGTAATGGGTGGTGGTGAAGGCAATCTTGCAGAACTTAAAAGAAGATTAAATCAAGATAATGTTCAGAATGAAACTAAATTCACACAGTTAAAATCAGATCTGACTGAAGCAGTTGCATTGTTAGAGCAAAGACAATCATTACTTGAAGAATTAGATAGAGGTATTATGAATACTGCGGCAGCAGTAAATGTTGACGCAAGTTCAAACAGTGTGAATAACACACAAAATACAAGTCGACCTATTGTAGGTATGGATTTCTTAACATCAATGGCACTAGCCGCAAGACCTTCAACATAAAAAAAGGGCGCCGAAGCGCCCTCTAAATTATAGTTCTAATTCATCCTCGTCAACTTCGATGAAGTGCAAAAGACTTTTTATTTCATTACCGTCATCATTATAAAGTTCATGAAGACCTCTTCTAAGTATATTTCTTGCTGTCCATTCAGCGGCATGACCATGTATTCTAGGTTGTGTGAACTCTTTTTGCATAACATTTTTACTTACGTCTAAAAATTTAGTTTCGATATGTTTAACAGATTGAGTTGTCACAGACTCTACAGAATCATTTGCTTCAAGAAGTTTTGCAAGTCCACAAAGTAAAATGACTGACATTTTTTTATCAGTATGTCCTCTTGGTTTACTATATGCAGTTCTGATTATTTCTGATGATTGCACAAAATATTCATGTCCTATATTATCATATTGTTTTTGAAAATAAGCAAGACCTCCTAGTGTATATGCATCAATGTCTTCGTTGACACCTTCAACATCAAGTTTACATTTTTTTAATAACTCTAATTGTTCAAGAGCAAATTTGTCTCTGAATACTATTTGTGATTTAAATATTTCTTCTCTTTTCATCGTTTCACTGTCGGCATTTCTAATTTTGAACATTTTTGCTTCTTTTCGTAATTGATCTTCTTGAGAAGAATTTGAATCATGTTTAAATATTGATGCAGGTATTTTTTCCTTACCTACAATAGCTGCCATCAATACTCTATGGAAACCATCCCAAACAAAATGTTCACCACCTGTTCTTACTGCAACGTCAACATGACCTGCGACTTCACAATCAAAACCACCAGCCATTTTTAATTTATTGATTAATTTTACAACTTTAAGTTTTCTTTGATATGTGAGATCAACATAAAGATTATCAATCAATATGCCCTCATCTTTATTATAATCGTTAAGTATTTTTAATTTATTTGTAGTTTCTGTTTGAAAGTTTTCTATATTTAATAGGGTATCTTTTATTTTTTTAATCGATACGATACCTTTTAGATCACCGATTGTTCTTATTGCTATATTTTTTTTCATAACTGACTCCTATAGTAGTATGTTTTTGTATTGACGCTATGCAATACATTGTTATTTATATAAAAAAGGGCGCCGAAGCGCCCTCTAAGGATAGACTAAGGTTTAAGATTATGCGTAAACGCCATCGATTGCGGCAAGGCCTGCGGCAATGATTTCTTTCGAAGGTTTACCAATTCTGTAAGAAGTTCCGTTCTTTACAGATTTGTTTGCGTACACACAGTGTCCGTCTTCTCTTAGTTTCTCAACTACAGCTCTTGGTCTCTGTAGATTGAAAGTTGCTTTTGCGTCAGCCCAAGTGACTGTCTCGCCTCTTAATAATGCATTAAGAAACTTTGTTGAGTTCGCAAGTTTTTTTCTTCCCATAATATTACTCCTTTTAGTAAATAAGTTTTTTAAGAAATTAAACATAATATATTTCCTTTATTTGTTATTGATATTAATATAACACAATATCAAGGGTATTGTCAACACCCTTTTTACAGGGTGCGACAATATTGACCAGATTAGGAATTTGCCAACTTTTCGAAATATGACATTGTATCATCCTCTTCAATACTCTCAGGTGTAGGAGTTGTATCTGTTGCCTGTGTTGAAGGGGCTGTTGATGCAGTTGGTTTAGTTTCCTTTACCTCTGCGATTCCGTCTGCCACATTTCCGATTGATACTGTACCAGATAGTACAACATCTAATCTAGTTTTCAATTCATCGTATGATTTAAAGTTTGATTGACTTGTAAATTCAGATAATGCAAATGCCTTTGAACAAACGTCCTCAACTTTCGCTTCATCATCAAACAATTTAGAAGGTGCTTCGAACTCTGACTTGTCGTAGTTCCAATAACCATCAACTTTACGAATCTTTAATTTAAAGTTCGCACCTGAGAATGGGTCAAATGGATTGACAGGTGTCTCGTCCTCAAACTCTGGTTGCATTGCAGCCAATAGTTTGTCATAAATTTTCTTACCATATTTAAATAAGAAAACTTTACCTTCGTTTTCTGGGTGTTTTGGATCACTTACAACGTAAATGCTTGAGTAGTATGATAACTTTCTCTTTTGTTTACGAGCGATCTCTTTATCAGATTCAATACCTGTATTCCAAAGTTTTGAATTATATTCTGATACTGGGTCTTTACCTCCGATTGAGGTAAGTGAGTTCTCAATATACCATTGTCCTGTAGGACCTTGGAATGCATGAGTATAAACCTTCGCCCAAGGCAAGTCCTCACCATGCACTGCAGGTAAGAATCTTAAAACGGCATATCCGTTACCAGACTTATCCAACTCTGGTTTCCATAACCTTTCATCAGTGTATGATTTTTTTTCTTGAGGTTGGTTTTCTTCCTTGACAGCACCGAGTAGTTTGTCAAGAGAATTATTTTTACGTATGTTATCTAATGTCATCGTATGTCTCCTATGTTATCGTATGTTAATAGTTCTACGTTTTTACAGTCCATAATTTTAGAATTATTAATATATCTAAAATCATTTCCTACCCATTTAAACTTGACTTTGTTAAATTCATTGAAAGTCATGAATAATTGGGAACGCCAATTGACAGCATTAAAACCTTTTGCCGTTTCGGGTAAATAGTTTTTACTGCCTTTGTATATATTATTTATGTGATCATCATATGTAGATAGATCAAACCCAAACATATATACCTCTTCTGCACCATTTTGACAAGCAAGATGAACTGCTGTAGATCCAGCCGACCAATCTTTAGGATCACTTATTGATTCTATTTTATCGACTTGTGGATTGTCATAAATGATATGCAAACCTAAATCTTTTTTCATTTTTAATTGTAAATCTTTTTTATCTAAATGTGGAAACTCGTCTTTAATTTCGTTAACTTTTTGTTCTACCACTACTGGGTGTGAACCATTTATTATGCATGTGCCGTAGTCAAATCCATATTTAAATATTTGATTATCTTCAAAATCTTTAGTAAATGTTTCTATCATGAAAGGTTCACTTGGTATAGGATTCCAATCAGAAAACCAACATTTATGATTTTTAGGATAATCATTATCATAGACTTCGCCTTGCATTGCGTAATCTACAACAACTAAATTATCTACAGCGGTGTCTCTATAGATTGCATTACAACCCCAAGACACACCTCCATAGTTTTTTACAGAAAAACCCTTACGACTTTCACCGTTTCCATATACAAAATGTCTATTGGACTGCACGTTTCTCAAACTTTTTTGTAAATGGTTTCTTAAAGGGTTTGTTTGTAATCTTAGCAATCTTTTGACCAAGATCACTTAACTGTCTTTGCAACATTGCACAATCAAATTCTAATTCTCTGATTGTTTCTTGTTGATTGATGATAGTCTGTTTTGCAACTTCTAACTCATCAACTCCAGCCTTTTCAAATGCTTGTTTGAAATCAGACATGATTTATTCCTTTATTAGATTAATTAGCTTTACTTTACATTTATTTTTGTCTATTGTCAAGAACTTTTTATACTTATTCATAAGTTTTTTTACATCTTTCCATATCATATCATCATCATTCCATTTTTTCTGAAAGTGTGTCAATTCGTCTAATATGATCATTGTTTCCATAGACAATCTTTTTCCAAGATACTCTCTTAATAGTAAGGGGTGAGTATCGCCCCACTCAAATAATTCTTCAAATCTTTCTGCATATGGTGTTAGTTCACTAACAAAATTATATGATAATGATTGTGTTTTACGTTTCCATTCTTTATAAACTTCATCATCAAACTTTCCTACCCAACCACCTTTACAAGCCACATAGTTTGATACCAGATATGCTTCTATTTCTTCTTTTGTGTTATATTTCCTAGATAATCGTGCAAAAAAAAATCTATCTTTTCTTTTGTAAAAACTATCTCTCTTTGTTTTTGTTTTACCTGAAAATTTATGATAGTCATAATTTTCTCTACTAAAATGTGCCTTGATGGCACAATACATTAAAAAGACATCTGCTGCATCCATTAAACAGGCAACTTGCCAACTCCAATATCATCATTTAATAATTTAAGTTCTCTAGCATTTGCTTCTATTTTATCTTTTAATGCTTTTGTTATTAGTTTGCTTACACTTTCAACTTCTACTTCATTTTTATCACAGTAATATAAAACAGCATCTAAATGTGTTAATCGTTTTTCAGATGCTATTTTTTCTATCTCAAGTGAAAAAATTTTTGGAGTCTTCTTAAATATATCCATAAATTATTTTTTTGTTTTTTTCTTTTTGGTTTTAGTTTTTGTTTTCTTTTTATCTTTTTTAGGTTTTACTTGTTTTTCCAATTCGTCAAATGTAGATACTACTCTATTCGATTTATTGGTTGTTGTTTTACGAACACTAACAAGTATACCAATGATTGCTATAAAACTAATTAAAGATAAGAAAATCAATGTGTTTCCGTCCATAATATACTCCTTTTTATAGGGATTAACCTTGATCCCTTTCGTGTGTATTTCGGCACAACCCGTTGAACAGTCGGTGTTTCTGTTGCCGGGTACACCGATCAAACCCCGACTACCTAGTTAGGCAGCCATTGCATACTCATATTGGTCTGCATTTAAAAATGAAATCTCAGTTAGGATACTTACTATAAGTCAAACCTATTTCACCCCCTAATTCGGGGTTTATCTGGTGGAGGTGGTGGGTACTGCCCCCACGTCCTTTACAGCGTTTTACAAAACGTCAACGACTTCAAGCATATTTATATCATATTTTGTTTAAGTTGTCAACCCCTTTTTATGACATAATCATCAATGACTAGAATATCAAGATTAGTATTTTTAAAAGTGTTGATTGCATCCTCAGGTGTCTCAACAATTGGTTCTTGACAATTAAAACTTGTATTAAGAAGCATAGGTATACCTGTGATTATGTGAAACCATTGAATAAGTTCATGAAATCTTGGATTGTCTTTTGAATCTACAGTTTGTATTCTTGATGTATTATCAACGTGTGTAACACCTGGTATTTTATCTGATTTAACTTTAACAATTCGTGACATATATGGCGATGGTTGATTTGTATCAAAGTAATCTTTATAGTGTTCAATCATAACTGATGGTGCAAATGGTCTAAAATCCTCTCTCTTTTTTATGGTCAGATTAATTATATTTTTGATGTGTGGGTTTCTTGGATCAGCCAATATACTTCTATTACCCAATGCACGATTACCACTTTCTGATTTACCTTGAAACCAACCAACAATTTTTCCGTCAGCAATAGATTTTGCAACTTCTTTTAAGTTTACTTTTTCTTTACCAACATAATTATATTTTTTACCTGCATAAACGTTTGGTACGTGTTTATTATTATTGATAGTGTAATCACAGTGCATGTAAGTACCTAAAGATTGTCCTTCATCACCAGGTGCTGGAGGTACAAAAACATTTTTATATACATCTGTTAACTTTTCATTCACATAACCATTGTATGCAACACCACCTGTAATACATAAATTATCTGATGTTTTATATTTAATTATAGTTTCAAATATTATTTCTTCAGTTGCATACTGTAATGTATAAGCAATATCTTGATGACTAACATTTTTTATAATATCTTCAAATTTTTCATATGGCTCTAATTCGTTTGTGTGCCAAAAATCATCTAACAACATATGAAGTTCAATATTGTATTTTCCATAAGCTGCTAAACCCATAACTTTACTTTCACCATAAACACCAAATCCTATTTTTTTTGAAAACCAATCCCATGCCGTACCGACATACAAATTTAAATTATTAAGTTTACCATTGTTATTGAAAAAAACAGTATTGTATTTGTATCCTCTACCATCAATCGCTAGTATATCAGATTCTTGAAACCCAGAACTCAAAAAAGCATACGCCGCATGAGATTGATGATGATCAATATAATATAAGTTTCCCTCTTTTTTATAATCCCACAAACAATCAGGTTCCCAATCCATAAAATTTTTTTGTTCTTGTAATGAATCAATATGATTAAATCCACCTACTGTGGTTGTAAATGCAAACATTTCATGTGATTGTGGATTCCAATAATCTTTGTAAAATTGTTTACCAGCAGAATTATCATTTCGATTCATTTTTATAGAATCTTTATGATATGGTATATTATGTTTTAATCTAGTGTGTCTTTCTAATTGATTGTGCCAAACTCCGTCATATGTGTTATGATCGTGTTTATTAAATGCAGCACTAAAAATTTTCATATTATTAGTTACTAATATAACTTAAACTTGTTTTGTTAAAATCTTGTAAAGCAGATGATAACATATCTAAATATTCCTCAGTTTTTTCTCTCACAAACTCTTGAACTGTACCGTCTTCAGTGACTACAAGTATAACTATTTGACTTATAGGTGTACCTGTTCTCTCTTCATACATCTCAGCATATGCTGATGCTTGTATGTAATAATTTTCATTCCACTCATCAGTTCTTTCTCTTGATGATGTTTTAAAATCAATTATCGATAACTTGCCATCATACTCTGCGATACAATCTACACGACCTGCGATGCCAAGTTTATCAGAATATAAAGCACATTCTTGAAAATGTATGTTGTTTATTTTTTTTGTTAGGATAGGTTTAAGTTGATTAAATAAACAAGCTGCAAAAAATGGTTCGGTAGATACTTCTTTATTATTTAAAAAATCCTCACACATGTGGTGAACTTTAGTACCACGATTAGCCGCAGTCCTAGCAACATAATTAGCAACATCTTCACCAACTCTCTTTCGCCACTCAAATAAACCTTTTTTATTTCTATTAGATAAAACTGTAGTGATAGACGGATACTTATTACCGTCTGGTGTTATATAATATCTTTTTTTATTAATATTTTCAGTTTTTAACTGAGGTAATTCACTCACCTGTACATGATTAAACATAATTTATTTACATTCACAATTGCCACAACTACAAGTTGTACAAGAACCTCCGTTTGAACAGTGACACGCATGGTCACAATTTTGACATATCATTCTGCCATCTCCAATCCGAACTCTGTTGTTTCATTTACTCTTCTAGTCCAACCCTTACCAAAAGTTTTAAATGTACTAAGTGATTCGTAGTAATCTTGTCTTTCATCTTGATACAATCTAATTGTTTCTGTAAGTGTATTACTTTTTATAAACTCATCTAATTTAGCAAGTGTGTTAGGACCAATACCACCGTCGGCAACTGTTCCTATCATTGCTTGTAAATATTTTGCAGCTCTACCTGTGCCCGCATTTACACCAAAATCAAATACGCATAAGTCTAAACCATTAGGTAATTGATCTCCTTTAATACGATCCCAATAATTTTTTTCATAGATTGGTGCAACATCTTCTTCTTTTAGATTTTGCATTGTGTTTTCTGATACAGAATATCCAACCCATTCTTCATACACTCTTTTTGTAACACCCATATTTGTCATTCCACCAGGGTCTTTTGGATGATTTACATATCCACCCTCATGATGTAAAACTATCTCTAGACATTTATTAAAATTGCTCATTATCGACTCCAAATCCTAATTTTGTTTTTTCTATTAAATACTCTTTTACAAAACCACTTCTTACTATATCACCAATATTAAATTCAGTAACATTGAAAGACGGCATATTATCTAATATTCTAACAAAATCTTGTAATCCATTTTTTTCTGCTGACTTTGTTAAATCTGTTTGAAAGAAATCACCGGCAAATGATATCTTTGAATTTTGTCCAACTCTTGTAATGATTGTATCTAATTCATGAAAGTTTAAATTTTGACATTCATCTACTATTATAATTGAATTATCAAATGTTAATCCTCTTAGAAAAGATGTTGACATAAAATGTAATGATCCTTGTTGTTTTAGTCTATCGAACAACATTAGAAACGCTTGTTCGTTTGGTTGTTGAAACATAAAACGTACCATGTTCATGTAATTAATTTGATACAGTGCTGATTTATCTTCTTCATCACCAGGTAAAAAACCGATCTCTCTAGTAGGAATAAGTGATCTAACTATTATTACTCTATCATATTCTGTATTAGGATTTAATACATCTTGTAATGCTTTGTATAAAAGTATAAATGTTTTACCCGTTCCGGCAGCACCAAAAACAAATTGATTTTTATCTTTATCCCAAGTATCAAAAACAACCTTTTGATTATCACCTATTGGTTTCAGTGATAACATATCTTTTAAATTTAAATCGTTATTCTTTTTCGCCATCTTTTATTCTACCTTCGCATCTATCAACAAGTTCTTTTGCAGGTGATTTATTAAGTCTTAAAGCTTTCCATTCTTTAGATACGCCATAACTCATCTTCATGACTTTTTCTTCCTCTGCCCAGTATTCGTCAAAAGACTTTTCTATTTTATTTTTTTCTACCATCCACCATCATCATTTTTTATTTTGTTTTCTATTGTTTCGTTAAGACTCTTAGGTTGTTCTTCCTTAAAATATTTATTAAACATTTCAATTTGATCATGATACATTGCAACTATATTTAATTCTTTTTCAATCTCTTCTAGTATATCTGCATTATCCTTACCACCAATACCTACAGCATTGTTTAGATAAATCTCAACATTCATTTTATGTTTATGAATATGACCTTTGGCATGTTCAATCATCGATTGTATTATTTTATCTCTCATAATATCTCCTACATTAATCCGTGTTTTTTTAAGACTTGTTTTGTCTTAATTCTTTTGTGGTCTTTAGAACCATATCTTTCTGCAAGAGCAGAATCTGGGTGTGCATCTGCTATTCTTGATAAGTTATCTTTAAATCCATTATCAATCTTAGGACCAACGCCCATAAGATGATCACCTACTAAAGCAGCTGCAGTTGGCATCTGTTCATATTTAGGATTTTTCGATAATAAATCTTGTAGTTCAGTCCACGTACAAAATTCTTCAAACTCTTTTTCTGTTTCTTTATCTTTAATTATATAAGTTGGCATTAGTTTTTTAATCCATTTATATACCACTCTGGTGTGTTTCTATTTTTCCATGTGGCAAAATCTTTTTTATAGTGTATATAGTAATTATGATATGCATCAATAACGTTGTTAGTTTTACAATCTTCTGGCATACACTGTGGTAGTTCTGTTTCAAATCCAAAAGGAATATTGTTTGGTGTTTTTTGTAACCAAAAAGATGGTTTAGATGCACCATGTACTTTTCCATAACGATGTGTAAACTCTGTAAGTAACGACATATAAAGAAAAAACAATTTATAATAATTACCCGATGATTGTCTTACCCATATACCATCTGGGTGTTTAATATGTGATGCCATATATAAATGTTTTTCTCTCTCATCATTTAATCTATATCTTTTTGCTTTACGACCAGTTTTGGTTTTACCAATATATTCTTCACCATCTAATACTCTGTGTGCTGTTGACAATAATTGTGCGTATTCAATAGGCATTTTAACAACGTGTTTATCACAATGCATACTGGCACAAACCAAAGGATTCTCATCTAATTCAAATATGTTCATTATTTCGCCACTTTTTTCTCATAGTAACATATTTGTCATCAGTTGTCAATCTATCTCTGTACTCTTTAAATATCCTCGCTGACACCGCTTTTTTACTTGTTAAAGCGTCTTTTGCTTGTGGTTTAATAGTTCCGTCACGATTATATTTTCTACCACTCTTGTGATTTGCATATCGTCTTGCACGGGTAAATCCCATTTCTAAAAACTTTCTACACATATCCATACCAACAAAATCATCTTGTGTTTTATATTTTTCATACATGACATATATTTTTTTTGCACTCATCTCTGCGATTCTTGGTGTTCTAAATTTCCAATGTTGGCATATATCATTTGTATATGGTCGAACTAATAATACACCTTGTTCGCCTCTACCTATTCTATACCTTTTATCATTAGGTTCAAATAATATATTTTTGTAATCTAAATTATAATCAAATTCTATCATTTACCAATATCTTTAATATCATTCTCATGTATAACTTGATATGCACCTTTATTATATGCAGGTGCCACTGTAAAACTATGTTTGACTGATCTTCTTTTTGGAGCACCGTTGCCCATATGTGTTAAAGGTTTAGGATTAGAAATCTTTTGTATTTTTCTTGTAGAATTAAATATTGTATTAATATCATTGAATGCAGTAAATTCTGATTTAGGTGTTTTTTTATAACCTATTGACTCTAAATATTTTTCGTGTTCTTCTCTTGCTTTTTGCAATGAAGGTGTCAATGGTAACTTATTTACTTTCTTTCTTTGAAATACTGAATATTGTTTAATCATTTTTAAATACTAATTTATGTAATATATAAAACCAACATCCGTTTATTGCAGGTTCTATTAATGCAACTGCACCTGCCTCCCACAGACTCGCACCCGTCAATACAGATACAACAGTCATTGCTATTATAACATGACCTAAAGTATAAATCAAGGCCAAAATTAGACTTGATTTTCTTATAATATTAAATATACCAGACGTAAATTCTGTCATCTTTCCCACCTATAAAATATATGCCTTCCAACTTTCATTGTTTTTATTTTAGTTTCTGCCCATGAGGGTTTTACATAATCTGCGTGATAATGTGTCGCACCCAAAGTATTGACTAAACTACCATAGGTTAATGTAGTTTCTGCGATTGATTCTGCGATACGCCATGCCTGTGGATTGTAAGGGGTATCACTTTTTCCGTCACAATACCATGAAAATTGACATCTATTTTTTATTGGATAGTAAACTGCATCATTTGGATCAGGTGTTTCTCTTGTCTTCCAAGACTCTCTAGTTGGTCCTTGTTTGACAACACCACACACAGTATTAGGATATCTGTGGTCTTCTACTCTGTTCATAACAACATCTGCAACGGCGTACATGCCGTCTATGTCTTGATTTTTTGCTTCATGATAAACGTTAAGTGCTAGACACAAAACGGCAACATTTATTGCTTCCCACATATTTTTTCCACTCTCTCAATAATATTTCTTGTAATCGATATGCTTGTCTTTCCCACGGTTGTCTTCGATACTCATAATTAGTATAATTGTATCCTCGCCAGTAAACTGTGGAACCTTCATTATTTAAATCTTTCATTTTACCTGTCGCATACTGCATGACATGTACCATCTCATGTAATATAGTTGTAATAAAATCATCGTCTTTTAGTTTCTTATAAACTACAATATCAAACTCGTTTCGTTCTCCACCTCTAGAACACTCACCATCAATAGGAATATCTGTTGTTAAATCAACGTTTACATGAATAGTTCTATGTCTTGGTGTCAATCTTAAAAAACACCAATTGACTAATTTTTCAACAAGTAATCTTTGTTTTTTAGTGCCGCCTTCTACATCTACAGTATTCATCTTACCTCTCCTGTTAGTATAGGGGGTTAAACAAGAATTGTTAACCCCCTTTGGGTCACATTCACATTGTCTCATCATATATTTATAGTGACCAGACACTTGCTTATTGTGATGATGAGGTTGAGAGGTCGCAAGTGTCAAACTGTTCATTAGGCAAACAATTCTTTAATGAAATATAAAGTAAAACCTATCATACCGATATGCATAATTACTGTTAAAGTTTCGTTAATCATAAATGCCTCCTAACTTAAATATAAAGGACCAGTCCAATTTATAGGATAGTTACCTGATAAAACGTTACCTCTTGCCTTATTTTTGGCAGGAGCTTTCCATGATGCAGGTTTTAGGATATCGCCTTTTTTAAACTTATCATCATCTTCTTTTACGATAAATGCAAATACAGATCGTCCTCTGTTATATGCACCAACAGTGATCTTAAAATATTTTTGACCACCTACATCTAAATTAATATTTTCTGCGAACTCTTGTTGCATACTTTTGTTATCTGCAATGAATTCGTTGTAATCTTGGATGGCTGCTTCTTTAAGAAACTTAAAACCTTCCTCGATTGTGTTTGCTGATTTATTTACTGTTTTCATAATAAGTACCTCTCAATTTCTTATTATATAATACCACGATATAGGGTATATGTCAAGGGTTATTTTTAATAATTTTTTCCTAAAATCCACCCTACAAGACTCTTTCGAATGCCCGATTTTACTGGGTTTACACGATGCCAGAAGTCTGATTTGAAGAATATTGCCTCATTTAAACCGAGACGGAATGTCGCATGTCTTAATTCTTTGTTAGGGTGACCATATTCTAAATCAAAATCACCACCCTCATAATCATCATTTAAAAGTAATGAAAATGATATTTTTCTAATACGATTATCTGCGTATGGTTTTGTGTGTTGATCAATATGCCATCCATATTCGCCACCAGTTCCATATTCTGTATATTGTAGTGGTTCTATACCATCTATTTCGAAATTCCATCCAGCTTCTTTATTAACCAGTTTAGTATATTCTAAAAATCTATCTAATGTTGGTCTATCATTTATCCAACGTATCTCAGATATTCTTGCAGTATGACCACTACTATCATTTGTTTTTGCATCTTCTTTACTTCCACCATCTACATCTATTTTAAACGGTGGTTGTTTAATTAAATATGGTTCACCTATTCTCATGCTCTCGCAAATTCATCATTCCAACCAAATGCTTCTTTTACAACTTCTTTAGATAATCCTTTGTAGATCTGATGCAACTTTTTATCTTTTGCGTTTATGACAAGTTGTGCTTCAGTTTCATGTAGACCTTCTAACAATTGTATGAACATAAGTTCTTTTTTGTATTGTGGTGTATCATTATCACCGCCTTTAATATAGTGATATAATTTTTTTGCTTCTGCTGCAAGTCTTGTGTGTTCAGTTCCAGCAGGTGCATCGTTTGCCTTAAAAGGCACGTTACCCTCAGGTAGTATCCACTCAATTTTAGGATCAAAAGATGATTTTATTACCATTCTTAATGATTGGTTATCATGATATTTTAGTATTTTTACTTTTTCTTCTTTTGTTTTTGCTTTATGCACTTTGTCTAGTATTTCTGAAAACAATAATGAATTACTAGAATTCAATACTGTACCAGGTAATGGTTTGTTCATTAGAAATCTCCTATCGAATCAGTTAGTTCTTTTAGTTTATTTTCGATAAAGTATGTTAATAACTTACTTCTATCTCCACATGATGCTTCGGTAAACTCTTTGAGAATATTTGTTTGAATGTCAACTGGTATGCAATCCAAGTCTATAAGATTTTTATTACGACTATAATTACGAACTATTTCATCAGTTGCCATTGTATTTTCAAAGTTGCCGTCTTTCCACGCATCTATCTTTTTTTTACTTAAAGGTTTTTGTCTTAATCCTTCAGTAAAAACATTATCATTTGATAACACGTTAGGTATGCCATCAGATGAGTCTCCTTTTAGTATATGTACTTTTATATATTCGTTTGGATCTTCACCATTTAATTTTTTCTTTAATATAGGTGAAAATTGAGATACATTAGAATATTTTTGTAATTGAATAAAGTCTTTATCACCAGATATAATCATAATTTTTTCATCTAAGTATTCTTTAACTAAAGTAGCAATAACATCATCTGCTTCTGCACCGTGTACTTCGATTACTTTGTAGGGTAGATAATCTTTAATTTCTTGTTTGATTTTATTTAAACACTCAAAAATAGATTCCCAATCTTTACTGTCTTTATCTCTTGCTCTTTTACGATTTAATTTATAGTAAGGAAAATAATCTCTACGCCAATAATGTTTACTATCATAAGCCAAAACAATTTCACCATACTCTTCGTTAAAGTCTTGACGATACATACGAACAGAATTTAATATCATATGGCGAACCATACCCATATCAGGTTTCTTGGTTTTTTCCATATTCAAATGCATCATCAAACTCGCAAGTGAAATTTGATTCATATCAAGTATAATCATTTATCCTCTGTCAATTCTTTTACTTTATCTATATTAACACTATGATACGATATATCTAAGTTATTGTCAATAGATTTTTCGGTCATAATCTTTTCAACAAGATTATTTAATATATGTTTATAACCCATATCTTTGTAACAGACTGCTCTGACACATTCATTTAAGAAAGGTATGTACATTTTCATTGTATCAGATGTTACATCAATACCGTTCTCTTGAAAATTTGTGATCGCATTAACCACAATACTCTCTGCAAGTTCCTCTACGAACTCTATATCTTCACGAACCCTACTATTTTCCTCTGGTGATATTGACACCACTCTTTTCCACGGTCCTTTTATTATGTTGTCTGTCATCAAACTTTTCCTTCAAATCAAAAAAACGTAATACATCTTTTACCTTCATAGACATATTATCAGTTCTAGATTTCTTTTTTAATTTTTCATACTCTGCGTATTCATCAATACTCATTTTCCGTTTGTGCCACTTTTTTTAACCATCTTTTTTTACCTGCCTTTTTTGCAAGTCTTTTTTTCTCTGATGGTTTCTGAAAAAACTGTCTCTCTTTAATTTCTTGAAGAGTTCCAGCATTCTTTACCATACGTTTAAGTTTCCTCATTGCCTTGTCAACATTATTATCTCTAACGATGACATGTAGACCTTCGGTTCTTTCAAAGTTTGGTTTGTTTCTATATTGTTTCAAGCGTTCTCCTTAATTTTTATTTAGTTGATAAAACTGTAAATATTGCGGCCATCCATTCAAAGACCACTCCATAATCTACTAAAGTTAGTAGGGCACCTATTGCCATCCAAAATAATGCTCTTAACATTTTTATATTGGCCCACAAAATTGACCATTCTCATAGAACGGTGACATTTCTTCTGTAAATTTTGGTAAAAAATCGTGTTTAAAAAATTGTCTACCATTATATGATTGACAATAATCATAGTAAAAATCAGAATCACTATAAGGTGTATCTTCATTTCCAAACTCATCATTGTAAGTATGATAATATTCAGAACCATGTATCATTTCTACACCAGATCCACCTGTAAAATTACTTACATCTTCTTTGTAATTTTTATCACAAAATCTTTTAATCTTGTTATGTAATTTAGAAGACGATAATCTATCAAGTTGTGATAAAGGTGCGTTTCTAAAAATTGTATAATAAGTTTTGAAAAAGGGATTATATTTTTCTGATTCATCCCTATATTCTCGCCAATAAACTAAATGTAATGTTCCTTGTTTACTCATTAAGCAGTTCCAAATAACCTTTCATAATTACTCGTTGCAACACTTTGGGCAGATGGCATATGATGATACCCTATACTACATTTTAAGAAGTAGTCACTTTTAAACTCATTCTTTAAAACTAAGTGTTGATCTACCAACCTACCGTTTTTTAATTTAACAATGTAAGAACCATCTTCATTTATTTTAGATATCTTACCTTGTTGTTCTGGGTGTCCAGCACCCCATACAGCAGTGATTTCATCACCTTTTTTGATTTCGATTGACATTTGATTACCTCTCTTTTTGTTCATCTAATTATATTTTGACAGGCTATGGGTATGTTGTCAAGGGTTATATTAAATTAATTTGGTTAAAAAATGCCCGATAATTAAGGACTTTTAGGGTGCGACAATCTGTCAATCAAGAAAATGACGATAAATCTAACTTAATTAGTTGTTGATATCCACCAATACTCTTGCCATCTATATAGATTTGGGGCATCATTCTATGACCCTCACTAAGTATAAACTCTCTCGCTTCTGGTTGTTCTTCTATGTTTATTTCTTTGTACTCTATATCTTTACTTTTTAAATAGTTTTTTGCTTGGACGCAATATCCACACATATTCTTACTGTAAACAATTACTTCTTTCATTACTTACCTTGTCCTTTGTATTTTTTCCATGATCTTCTTTTATGTTTATTCATAGATGACATTTTTGTTTTGCCATTTCCTATTGATGTTCTTTTTATTTTTGGTTCATATACATTAGATGTATTCATCATTCTAGCCATAATTACTCCTTTGGTTTATATATTGTAATTAACTCTTCTTTACCTTTTACTTTAATCTTATCAACTTCTATCGATTCAATATTTGTTAGTTGATCTTTAGTATATGAAGAGTATAGTGTTGGCAACACGTTGCCATTCTTGTCTTTGTAGTTTCTAGTTGATGCTTCTAATCTTGCAGCCAAATTTACTGCATCACCGATTACAGAATAATCAAACCTAGAATCACTTCCCATATTACCAACAATACAAGTGCCTGTGTTAACACCTGATCCTATATTGATTTCTGGTAAACCTTTTTTTCTAAATTCTTCTTTGAGATTTTCAGTTTCTTTTCCACACTCAATACTTGTCTTTACTGCCATCTCAGCATGATTAGGACAATCTAATGGTGCATTCCAAAATGCCATAATACAATCACCCATATATTTGTCAACTGTACCACCATTGTCTAAAACAATTTTTGTCATACGATTTAAATAATCGTTGATAACTTCTACTAATCCTTCT